ACCGGATGGCCGCGCGATTTTTTGGTGGGCCCCCGATTTATGAGATTGCTTCCTCAAAGCTTAGAACCGGATGGCCGCGCGATTTTTTTAAGTGGTGGGTCCAGAACGCACGACGATGCAGACTCAAAGCTTAGATAACGCTCCTTCGGCTATAAGTACTTGCGCACTAAGTTTCAAATTGAAACACGTGGGATCCATTGTTAAACAAATAGCGGATGGCCGCGCGATTTTTTTTTGGGTGGCCCCCCCACGTGGAGATGTACCCTCTCATAAGGCGCCCTTGGAGCTTCAGTAAATCAGTGGTCCCACTATGTTGGTTATAACATGTGTAACGTTCGAGGTCGGATTCTAGTGCTGCCACATGTGCGTTATGTCTACTTCCTTTGGAAGTTATAAGTCAGATCCCTATGTGTGAATATCTAACCGCATATTGTGTGAATTGTTTAAACGTGGCAATATCATGCCGGTTGCTGGGAACCATTTAATAAGGCTATTGTTTATATATATATGGGTATATGATATGTGGGATCTCTGCACAAATTGTTGGCATAATGAGAAATGTTGGTTATACTCCCCGTTCCACAACATTCGCTCGTGACCGGAGATCATATAATTCCGGTAAGTTTAGATCGTATCGTGTTTACCGTCGTCGTGGACCTGTTCGTCCACTAGCTCGTCGTGCATTGTTCTGTGATGACAATGCACGTGCTTTCACGTATAAGATCCTATCTGAGGATCAGTATGGACCGGAATTTACTATACGTAACAATAATTATAAGTCATCGTACATATCTATGCCTGTTAAAACAGGTGCCCAGAGTAATAACCGTGTAGGTGATTATATCAAACTTGTAAATATATCCTTTACAGGTACAGTGTGTATTAAGAATAGTCAGATGGAGTCTGATGGAAGCCCAATGCTGGGCTTACATGGGCTTTTTACGTGTGTGTTGGTTCGCGATAAGACCCCTCGTGTATATTCAACCACTGAACCTCTGATACCGTTCCCACAGTTGTTTGGGTCCATAAACGCTAGCTGTGCGGATTTGTCTATACAGGAGCCATATAAGGATCGTTTTGCTGTAATCCGCCAAGTGTCCTATCCAGTTAATACGGAAAAGGGTTATCATATGTGCCGTTTCAAAGGCAGTCGTCGTATGCATGGGAAATACCCTATTTGGGTCAGTTTTAAAGATGATGGTGGTAGTGGAGACTCGTCTGGGTTATATACTAATACATGTAAAAATGCCATACTTGTATATTATGTATGGCTGAGCGACGTGTCGTCCCAATTGGATATGTATTGTAAATATGTAACTCGATATATTGGTTAATAAAAATGTTATACATTTTTTGATACATGGCTTTGCATACTCGTATTAAACACATATCTACTGTCTGCTAATAATATGTTCAATTCCTCTCGTGTTATGTAATCCGATCCAACTTGCGATACTGATTTTCCTGGGTCCAATGCGTCTGGGTTGAGGCGGTGTAGGTTGCTGTATGGCCTGTCTTCGGACGGCCCAACTTCACTCTTTATGGCCCATGATTCGTTTGGGCCTATAGAACATGGAGTGTACCTCATGGATCTCGATCCTATTAGACTTGGGCCCTGTACCAGTTTCCTTTGCTGGGCTATTCTTCCCACTGACCAGAAATCTATGTCCCTTTCTGTGTAGGCCTTGCTCAGAATTTCTATTTTGGGAGACCGGAACTGTATGTCAGTTGACTGCTTTGCAGTCGATAGCTTTAGTTTCCCTTGAATACGGCAGAAGTGGACTCCGTTGGCTACGTTTGTGTCTACGACCCTGTAAAACACTCTCCATGGGTTTATGTCCTTCATGGAGAAGAAGGATGAAGAATAGTAATGTAGGTTGCAGTTGCATTGAACGGGAATAGTGAACTCCGCCTGTTTGGAGTCCCCATCGTTCAACCGTTGGTCGTGAATCTCAATGATCACATGCCCTGTGGCGTTAATCGGTACCTGGTTTCGATATTCAAGAACGATGTGGTCAATTTTGCAGCAATGACCTTTGAGGAGTGATATTTTGTTATCCAAAATGGATGGGAAGCTCAACTTGACTTCAGTGGAGTCATTAGTTAACTCATATTCGACCCTCTCGGAACGAAGATATGCTGTATTACTACTATTGTTTTCCATTGGCCCCGCAGGGGATATGCTTAGAAATTAAGCCCAGTGGATAAGGAATAAATTAATTTGCGGAAAGCAATGCCCATATCTGAATATATAGTTGAAGGCATATATATTATATTGTTGATGAAAGGCTGCAAAAGCATCCACGTGTAAGTGGATTATAATACTTTTAAAAAGCTATATAAAAATCAGAGTCTGCTCTGATGATTACAGTGACGTCATGTTCAGTCGACCGAATTGGAAACCCTAACGCATCTTGGATGAAGTTGTTCAAGCCTTCTAGTAGGACGTCATATGTTTCTGGCGTCATGTGATGATAATCCGCTTGTTGGTAACCTGAATCTTCCGTTGTTAATGCGATGTGTATCCGCTCGTCGTTTGGGAAGACATTGGAGAGACTAAGGAGAATGGTCTTAAGAACGCAGATTGAATTGGGGACACTCAAAACTCTGAGGAATGGGGGACTCGGGGGACGCATTTATATGGTGTCCCCAAATGGCATTTCTGTAATTTGGGAAAGTATTTCAAAATCTCCACGCTCCAAAAAGCGGCCATCCGTATAATATT